GCTGACTGGTTCTGGCGTTTTTTATTTTGCCTGGAGGTGATAGCCCATGGCCTTGAAGCCGCTCCGGCCCTGCCGGCACCCGGGATGCTCCGCCCTGACCCGGGAGGGGTACTGTCCCAAGCACAAGCCCCAGAAAGCGCCCCGCCGGGCCTCGGCGGAGTACCACGGCTGGTACAGCCTGCCCATCTGGACGGACGACCTGCGCCCGGCGCAGCTCCTGCGGGAGCCGTTCTGCCGCGTCTGCGCCGCGCGGGGCGTCCGCACCCGGGCCACGGTGGTGGACCACATCGTACCACATCGGGGGGACTGGGCCAAGTTCGTGGACCCGGCCAACCACCAGAGCCTGTGCAAGACCTGCCACGACCGCAAAACGGCTCTGGAAATGGCCGAAGAACGGCGGAAAAATCGAAAAATCATTTGACCCAAAACCGACGAGAATTGCCTGAAGGCTCAGGCGCGGGCGCAGGATGCGCGCGCCGGCAGGGATTTCCACAAAGGCCCCCCGGAAAAATTCTGCGCGAGATGCAAGCCAAGACCCCAGGCAGCCCTCGGAAAAAGATTTTTTCCCCACGGCGATTCCGGGGGAAGGGAAAAACAGGAAAAAGAACCGGAAAAACGTGACTGGATGGAGGTGAGAGGATGGCAGGACCGAGACAGCCGCTGGAAGTTGTGCAGGCCAAGGGCAGGAAGCACTTGACAAAGGCGGAGATCGCAAAGCGGCAGGCTGGCGAGATCAAAGGGGACGGAGATATCAAACAGCTGCGGGCGCCGGAGTGGCTGCCTGAGAGCCAGAGGGACGAGTTCAACCGGGTCTCTCGGGCGTTGATAAAGCTCATGCCCTCCATGGTGTCCAGGATCGACGGGGACACCATCGCCACCTATTGCGTGGCCCGGGAGGGCTGGATGAAGGCCACGGAGTGGGCCCAGACGGCCCTGGAGCATGGAGACGTGGATGGGGCCCAAGACTGGGGACTGGTCCAGGACCGGTATTTTAAGCAGGCCCGGGCCTGTGCCAATGATCTGGGCCTGACCATCTCCGCCCGGTGCAGGATGGTGGTCCCGGAGAAGCCGCCGGCGGCGGAGGACAACCCCTTCATGCAGATGATCCAGAGACGGCGGGAGGCGTAACGCTTGCCGGAAATGCTGACACTGGCCCCGGGGATACAGGTCCCAATGCCGGACGACGGGACCCAGATCCGGTACAGCCAGGATGAGGTGGACGCGGTACTGCAGTTTTTCTCCTTCCTTTGCTTTGGGTCCAATGAGTGGGCGGGGGAGCCCTTTGTTTTGGCGGACTGGGAGCTGGAGGCCATACGGCAGTTTTACGGCGTCCAGGCCCAGGACGAGGACGGGACATGGAGCCGGTACCGGCGGTTTTTATATGACGAGCTCCCGAAGAAAAACGGAAAAACAGAGCTGGCGGCCGGGCTGGGCCTGTACCATCTGCTGGGGGAGCCGGAGAAGCGGCCCCGTGTGGGCCTGTTCTCCAGCGACAAGGAGAACGCGGCCCAGGTCTATGAAGCGGCCAAATATATGGTGGAGCACACCTGTCTGGGCCAGCCGGAGCATGACCCCATTGCATGGGCGGTGGACTCCCGGCGGGAGATCCATACAAAATTCGGCGGAATCCTGAAAGTATACAGCGCAGACGCGGAGACCAAACACGGGTACTCATTCTCCTGCATCATTTTCGACGAGCTACACGCCCAGCCTAACCGGCGGCTCTGGGACGTGCTGACAGCGGGCTCCAACGCGGCCCGCCGGCAGCAGGCGGTGATTGTCCTGACCACCGCGGGCGATGACCCGGACCGAAAGAGCATCGGGTGGGAGATCCACGTGAAGTGCCGGAGGATTCTGGCGTGGCGCCGGGGCGAGCCGGAGCGGGAGCTGGACCAGGACGACCCGCAGTGGTGCCCCATCATGTACGGGATCGGCGTCCTCACCGGGGACGACCAGGAGAAGATCGACCAGCTGGACATCTACGATGAAAAACTGTGGTACCTGTGCAACCCCGGGCTGGGGAAAAACTTACGCCTGAAGGACTTCCGGGCGGAGGCCCGGGCGGCCAGGCAGAGCGACGCGGCGGAGCGGCTGTTCCGCTGGCTGCGCCTAAACCAATGGATCTCCACGGCCACGGTGGGATGGGTCCCGGTGACCATCTACGACAAGACCCAGTGGAACCGACCGGAATGGAAAGAGCTGAACGTGATCCAGCGCCGGAAGGCGGCCCGGGACTACCTGCTGGGAAAACGGTGCTATGGAGGGCTGGACCTGTCCAAGAGCACCGACCTGACCAGCTTTGTGCTGGTGTTCCCGCCCCAGGATGGGCTGGAGACCTGGGTGACGCTGTTCTGGGGGTGGGTACCCATGGAGGACCTGCAGGAGCGGGAGCGCCGGGACGGCGTGCCCTACGGGGACTGGATACGAGCTCAGTTTGTGACGGGGTGCCCGGGAGATATTGTGGACTACACCATGGTGGAGGACACCATCCGGCAGGCGGCGGCGGACTTTGAGCTGGTGACCCTGGGCCTGGACCCGGCTATGAGCTGGACGCTGAGCCAGCGCCTGATGGCCAGCACGGAGGACGATGGAGCCGGGCTGGAGGTCATCGAGATCCCACAGACCATGCTGGGCATGTCGCCGGCCACCAAAAAACTGGAGCTCATGCTCCGAAAGCGGGAGATGCTCCATGAACATAACACGGCGGCCCGGTGGTGCTTTGGTAATGTCCGGTGCTATACGGACACCAATGAGAACATGAAACCCACCAAAAAACAGAGCATGGGGCGCATTGACTACGCGGTGGCCTGGATCATAGCTGTGGCGACGGCCATGGTAAAGATGCCGAAGGGGCCGGACATTAACGAACACGTCATGTCGGAGGATTGGAGCCTATGAACAAGGACAAACGGATGGCCAGAGCGGCGGAGATTCTGGCGCTGTATCTGGATGATTTGTTACTCCTGGCCGCGGGGATCTGTTTCACGGCGGCCGGCTGGGAGATCGCCGGGCGGCCCGGGGCTCTTATCAGCGCGGGGGCGTGTCTGACAGTTTATGCGCTGGTGATTGCCAGGGCGAGGAGAGGAGGCGGCGGACGTTGATTTTATCCCAGGCAGTATCGGCAGACAGCGGGAAGGACACGCAAGCCGGGAAAAAGGAGTTTCTGGACAGCCTCCGGCAGCTGTTTCTCACCGGGGAGGAGATCCCGACCGGACGGAGCGCCGCGGAGCAGCTGAGCCCCGTTGCGGCGGCACACAGAATCCTGACAAACGCGTTTGGGATTATCCCCTTTGGGGTGTTCCAGAAGGTGGGCGGGGAACGGCTGCCGGTGGAGGACGAGACACTGAAACGGCTGCTGAGCGAGTCCCCAAACAACATCACGACGCCGTTCATGCTGCAGAAACTGGTCATGTCAAACGCCTTTTGGCACGGATTCGGGGCGGTCTGGAACCGGCGGGACCAGGCCGGGCGGCTGGTGGAGCGGATTGCACTCCCCACAGACTGCTGCAGCATCATCAAGGACCCGGAGGCCCCCCTGTACTGGTACCAGTACAACGTGGACGGGGTGGAGCGGATTTTCCACCCCAGGGAGCTGAGCCTCCTGTTTTTCGAGACGTACAACGGGATCTGGGGGCGGGGCCTGCTGGACCTGGCCCGGGAGACGGTGGCCTCGGATGCGCTGGCCCAGCGGTATGGCCGGAAATTTTACCAAAACGGCGCCCGGGTGTCCGGGATCGTCGAGGTGGACACGGACGCCAAGCCGGAGACCAAGGACAAGGTGCGCCGGGAGTTTGCCCGGTACGCCGGGGACGACGCCTTTAAAGTGGCCGTCCTGGACCACGGCATGAAATACACCCAGCTGGGCCTGAACCAGTCGGACGCACAGTACATGGAGAGCCGGAGCTTCTCCGTGGAGGAGATCGCCCGGTTTACCGGGGTACCCAAGCACATGCTCCAGACGGGCAACGAGAGCTATAACAGCAACCAGCAGCAGCGGGTGAACTATGTGACGGACACCCTGGTCCCCTTTGTGACCCAATGGGAGCAGCAGGACCGGAAGAAATTTTTGAGCCGGCAGCAGAGAGCCCGCGGGTGGTACATCCATGGCAATGTCTCGGTGCTGATGCGGGGCGACGACCTGACCCGGTCCCAGTTCTATGAGCGGATGACGAGAAACGCCATCTATAACCCGGACGAGTGCCGGGCGTTGGAGGAGAAGGCCCCTATTCCCGGGGGCCTGGGACAGGAATTTTTCCTGAGCAAAAACATGGGCTCACTGCGGTCCATCGTGGGAGGAGGAGAGAACAATGGTTGATATTCAGCTGAGGGGCGAATTGTGGGACAACGATTCCGCCGACGTGCTGCGCTGGTGGGGGTTCCGGGACATCACCGCCCCCATGGACATCCAGGCCGCCCTGGACGCGGCGGCCGGGGACGACGTGACGCTGCTCATTAACTCGCTCGGCGGAGACATGGCGGTAGGCAACGAGATTCGGTCCATGCTCCGGCGGTATTCGGGAGACACAACCGCCCTGTTCCAGGGGATGGGGGCCAGCGCGGCCACTTTGGCGGCCAGCGGCTGCCGGGTGATCCAGAGCGAGCCGGGGGCCCTGCTGTGCTATCACAACCCCATGGGGCATGCAAACGGCGATTTTCGGGAGATGCAGCGCAGCGCAAACGGCCTGGAGGCGGCCCGGGACGGGATTTTGGAGGTATACCTCTCCCGGCCGGGCGTGAAAGCAAGCCGGGAGGAGCTGGTGGAGCTGATGGACCGGGACACCTGGATCAACCCAAGCCGGGCGCTGGGCTACGGGCTGATCGACGGCATTGTGGGGACGGACGGCGAGATTGCGGACCCGGCGGCCTTTGTGGCCGCAGCGGGTCACCGCATCCGGCTGACAGAAACCATGCGCCACCGCTACCAGGACCACCTGGCAGAGGAGCGGAAACAGCGCGATGAAGCGGTAAGACGCGCCTTGGCAAAGGCCCGGGCACTTACAAATTTTTAAAAACAGGAAGGAGAACAGAACATGAGTTTTCAGGCCAAAATTGACGAGCTCCGGGCCCAGAAACAGCAGCTGCTGGACAAGGCCCAGGGACTTGCCGACGAGGGAAAGCTGGAGGAGCTGGGCGAAATCACGGACCAGATGGAGGGGATCAACAACTCCATCAAGTCCCTGGAGCGGCTGATGAGCGCCAAGGGAGAGGAATCCAAGACGGTCTATGACGGAGCGCTCCACAGCGGGGAGAAGAAGCCCAAGGACAAGGAGGAGCAGGAGGCGCGCCCCTTCGCCAGCCTGGGCGAGCAGCTGAAGGCGGTGTATAACCTGCGCCGGAACGGAGTGCAGGACCAGCGCCTGATCCAGGTCAACAACGCGGTGCTGGGCAGCAACGAGGGCACCGGCTCGGACGGCGGCTTTGCCATTCAGACCGACTTCGCCGGGGTGATTCTGGAGAGCGCCCTGGAGCGGAACAGCCTGCTTCAGCGGCTGGACCGTTACACGGTGAGCTCCGGCGCCAACTCCATGCGCTGGGTAATGGCGGATGAGACAGACATCTCCAAGAGCGTTTTTGGCGGCGTGCAGATGTACTGGGCGGCCGAAGGCGGAACCGTGCCTGCGACCCACCCCAAGATGCGGGAGGTCAAGCTGGACCTGGAGAAGATGATGGGACTGGCCTACTGCACCGAGGAGATGATGGAGGACGCGGCCTTCATGTCCGGCTTCTTCTCCACCGCGTTCAGCCTGGCGGCGGACGAGCTGCTCACCGGCGCGGTGATCGGCGGCGACGGCGTGGGCAAGCCTCTGGG